GGTCGCGGACGTGACAGCGGTCGTCGTCGTCGGAAGGACGAACGACGGCCCACCGAACGTGATGGTCGACTGCGAGGCTGACACGAGCGGCCCGACCCGCTGGGAGACCATCGACTCGGCCGTGTCGATGAGGCCCTGCAACACGGTTGGGTCCACGTTGGTTGTGGTCGCCGACGTGCGCAAGTAGGCCATCGCCTCGTCCTTGGGGATGACGGACACGGGTCAGGCCTCGATGACGAAGAACCCGTCCGACTGGTCGGGGGTCCCGTCCGCGCGGATGGACGGCATGGTGACCCGATCGACCTCGGGTGCATCCATCTCCGCGACATCGTCCCGGACTGCAGGCTTGCGAGCCATGTGTGTTCCCTCCAGACGGGCCGCAGGACGGGCCGGATCGGCCCGCCCTGCGGCGTTGTCGTTGGTCAGGCCGTGGCCGTGGTCTGGTGGATCTTGAAGGCGCTGCTGTTCTGCAGGGTGCCGTCCGCCCGCTCGAAGCCGAGGAACCCGACCTGCAGGAAGTCGGCGTAGCGCTCCGTGAGGCGCAGGACCGTGAGGCCCTTGACGATGCGGATCACGTAGGCCGCGCGGATGTTGCCGAATCCCAGCGACTTGGACGACTGCGCCATCGCGGGCATGTCGTTGTTCAGGACGAGGCCGTAGCCGAGCAGGGTGTCCGGCTGACCGACCTGCAGCGACGGCTCCCACAGGGGCCGACCCTGCGAGTCCTTGATCTTGCGGATCGCCTTGCGCGCCGTCTGGTGCGCCATGAACTTGAGGCCCGGCCCGCCGCCGTATGCCGGGTCGAGAGACTCGACCAGGTCGATGAGGCTGTCGTAGGAGATGCCACCCGTGGCCGCGAAGGACCCGGTGCTCGTGGCCCCGACCGTCGCGCCCGTGACGAGGCCGTCCGGCTGGGCGGTGCCCGTGCCGGTCGTGAAGTGCTGGTTGAGGATGCGACCGACGCGGACGCCGAGCCGCTCCGCCAGCCACGAGTCGGCGCTGATGGCGTTGTCCTGCAAGAACTGCAGGGAGGCGCGCACCAACTTGCTCGTGTACATGTAGGAGTCGATCGACGCCGTGCCGAAGGTGACATCCTGCTCCGTGACCTGCGAGTTCTCGGCGAGGATCGCGCCGACATTCGCAGTGTCGTCGTTGGTCGGCCACTGCAGGTTCGCACCGCTGTCGGTGTAGATGACCTCGGCCTCCTGCAGCATCGGGCCGTACCACTTCTGGGTCTCGATGAACTTGTCCCGGAACTCCGGGGGAACGGTGTACCCGCCCGCCGCTCCCGTTCCGACGCCAGCCGCGTTCTTGATGCTGGAGTCGAAGCCGCCCTGCAGCGCCTTCTGCTGCTCGTAGGACATCGGCTCGTTGCGGATGTAGGCCGCGAACGCGGCCTGGTAGTCGGCGTCGCCGTGGGGCTCGTCGACGACGGGGGGCGGGCCGGATGCGGGGGAAGCGCCGCGGTCGAACTCCGGGGCTCGGGCCGCGAGCTTCTCCTCGCGCTCAATCCGGTTGCCGAGCGCGTCGAGGTCGTCCTCCATCTTGCTGTAGGAGACGGTCTCCTCGGCCGACAGGTCGCGGTTCTCCGCCGTTGCCCGGTCGGACAGTGCCTTCATCTGCTCCCAGATGTTGGCGCGCTGCTCACGCAGGTTGCTGGTGCTCATGGTCCTTGCCTTCCTTCCGCGTCGCGGATGGGGTTCCCCCGCACGCGGACGCGGCGGAGTGCCCACGCGGGGTGGTCCCGGTGGGTTGCTGGGGTGGGGTGGTTACTGCGGGAGCGGGATGAACCGCTTGGCCTGCAGGTCGGTGGCGCGCGCGGCGCTGCTCAGCCGGCGACCGGATGCGACCGGGGTCAGAGGTCCAGGCGCTTCCGCGCGGCCGGCGAACTTGAACGTGGACAGGTCGAACGCGGCAGACGGTTGGGGCTCGTCGCCAGCGACCGAGTCGGCGAGGCCGGCGGCGACCGCCTCATCGGCGGAGTACCACGACTCTGCGAGCATGGCCGTGCGCCAGTCCTCCGTGGTCCCACCAGCCTTCGCGGCGTAGACGTCAGCGATGTTGTTGCTCAGCCGGTCGAGCAGGTCAGCCAGGCCGCGCATGTCGCCCGCGTTGCCGATGCAGAGCCCCCAGGCGTCGTGGATCATCAACTGGGTGTTCTGACCCATGATCGTTTCGTCCGCGCCAGTCGCGAGGAATGAGGCGGCAGAGGCGGCGAGGCCGTCCACGACGGCAACCACCTTCGCCGGGTGGGCGCGCAGTTGGTTGAGGATCGCGACCGCCTCGAAGACCTCGCCGCCAGGGGAGTTGATGTGCAGCCGGATCTCGGTCGTGTCCCGCGGGATCACGGCGAGCGCGGCGGCGAACTCCTTGGCCGAGACACCCCAATCGCCGCCCCACGAGTCGATGGGGTCATACAGGCGCAGGGTCGCCACGCCACCGTCCGACTCGGACGAGAGGATGGACGCGCGAACGCCGGCCGCTGGCATCGAGGAGCCACGGAAGCGGAACGGGGAATTACGCACTGGTCGCCTCCTGGGGCGTGGCCGGGTCGGGATTGTCGGCGTCCTCGGCAGTGCCGAGGACGCCCATGTTGAGTGGGCGGTATCGCACGTCTCCGCCCTCCACTGGCTCCATGTCCTCAAGCGCGCGCACCTCGTTGGTGCTCAGCACGCCAATCCCCCATAGCGCCTGATAGAACGCCGACCGCTGGGCGGAGTCACCACGCAGCAGGCCCTCAACGGACCAGCGGGCATACACCGACTGAGGCTTGATGAGGCGGGTGATCCGCTGCTCCAACCGAGACAGCCACGGCCGCAGGGTGTAGACCACCCAACCGATCGACTGCTGCTCGATGCCCGTTCCCCACGACGTCGACTTCTCGGTGTCCATGAGCATGTGCGGCGGGATGCCGAACATACGCGCGACCTCGGACACCTGGAAGGACCGAGACTCGAGGAACTGTGCATCGACGGGCGGGATCGTGAGCTGGAAGAACTTGGCCCCGTTGTCGAGCACGATGGTTCCGTGCGCCGACCCAAGGCCGGAGCGCTTCGCAGCCCACCGCGACTGGATCGCGTCGGCCTGCTCCTGAGTGAGTCGCTGGTCTGTCTGCAGGATGCCGGTCGCGAGCGACCCGGACCCGAACAGGCGCGCGGCATACTCCTCGGACGACAGCGCGAGGCCGATGCCCTGACGAGCGATGGTGATGGGCGAGAGGCCGCTGGTGCCGTCGTAGCCGAAGCCGGGAAGATGGAAGATCTCGTCCTCGGTGTACGGCACGTCATTGACCGTGAACACCTTGGTCCCGTCCGATGCGCGCCCAACCTTGACCCTGGACGGGTCGATCGGGTCGAGCCACGCGAGCGGGCCGAGACGGCTCGCGTTGCGCCGCCAGAAATAGGCGTTCCCCCACAGGAGCATCGAAGCGATAGCGAACTCCCACCACTCGAAACGAGTCAGGTCGCGGTGTGGGTCGTCCACCAGGCCGTACGCACGGCCGGACAGGACCCGCTCACGACCCCCATCGGGCCGAGGCCGGTAGACGTGCAGGGGTAGGGAGGCGATGGTGCCCGAGAGGAGGTTGACGGCGCGCCACACAGCAGAGACGCCCAGGCTCGACCGCGGCGTGACAACGGCACCAGACGAGACCGGCTTGTCCCCGCCGATCAGGGTCATGAGGTTGTCGGCAGTCAGGGGCACAGTCGGAGACTCGATCGAGGCCTTGACGCGGGGGAGGATCACGGCGTCGGCTCCGGAGTCGGCTCAACGGTGGCCCTGTGCGCCCAACCGACCAGCGTCACGCCGAGCGCCAGAGCAAGCGCGCCGGCAACGACGAGGCCGAGCACGACTCCCACGAGGAACGCGGCGACCGAGACGGAGGCCACTCCCAGGAGGACGGCCACGATTCCGATGCGCTCGACGGCGTCACCAGACATTGAAGCCACCTCCCTTCCCGTTGTTGAGAGCCCACAGCGCCCGCGCCACCGCGGCGACCGGGCCAACCTCTGGCGCGTCGCGCAGGACGAACGCCCGCTCCCCGCTTGTCGTTTGGGGCCGCCACTTAGCGGCCTTGACCCCGTCGTTGAGCGCGGACTGATTGCCGTGCCGCACCGACGAGTCCTTGATCGCGTCCTCAACGAGCCCGCACGCCGCCGCGAACTCGGTGCCGTTGACCGGCTCGAACGGGACGCCCTCGCGCTCGAAGTCATCGCCGAATGCCGAAGACGCGACGGTGCCGCCCCACTCGCCAGTCAGCCGCTTGCACTCGGAGACCGCGCTGTATGCCGCGACCGGACGCCCCTCGTTGGCGAGCATCACCTGAGTGGCCCCGTCATCGCGCGTCCACGCCACGGCAATCCACACGTCACGGTCGCCGGTCAGGTCGACGCCGAACACGACGTCACTTCCGCGCTCCGCGTGCGGGTCAGCGAGGGTGAGCCAACGGGCGTGCGAGAGAGCGCCGCCCACCGACTCCGGGTCCCAGATGCCCCGACCCTCGCGGTTCCACGAGTCGGGGTCCTTGAGGTTCTTCCGCAACCGCTGCAACGACTCCAGCGGAGTGCGCAGCGGGAACGACGGATTCATGATCGGGAACTGCGACTGGTCGTTCGGGTCAGACTCGGGGTCTGCGCCGATCTCGATCCAGATCGCGTCGTGCGCCTCGCCAGCCTGCGCCTCCGAGCGCCGCAACCGGAACTCGCTCGACGGGTCAGACTTGCGCGGCGGGGTGCCCATGAACAGCAGCAGCGCACCGTGGATGTGGCGCGCCTGGTTGGTCGCGGCGACCATGTCCTCAAGCGCCTTGGTGTCGAGGATCTGGGCCTCATCGAATACCTCGATGTCGATCTCGTCGAAGCCACGCCCAAAGCCCTGGGCTCGCGCGCCGAACATGATCGTCGAGCCGTTCGAGAACTCGACCTGCTGCTCGCCGTTTGCCGACCGGATCGACCGCACCAGCGGCGCGACCTTCTTGCGCCGGCAGATGCCGCGCAACGTCGTGAACGTCTTGGTCGACGTGCGCAGATGGTGCGCGGTCCAAACGACCTGTAGCCCAGGGAACAGGATGCAGAGGATGACGATCATGGCCAGGACGAAGTACGTCTTGCCGACCTGCCGAGGGATCGACATACCGACCCCGCCGACCGTCGCTACGTAGCGCCCATCCGCGCCATAGCCGAGGATGACCGTCCCCGCCTGCTGCTGCCACCAGTCGAAGCCAAGCCCGAGCTCACGGCCCTTCGCCTCAACACGAGGCCAGACGGTGCGGACTATTCCATCTGGGTAGGTGAACGTCCGCGCGTACTCAGACAGCCGAGGCGTCAAACTCTCCGTCTTCGACCTCTGCGTCATCGTCCCCGTCCTGCTCGTGGGCGGCGTCGATTGCCTCGATGTCTCGGACGACCTCAATCAGTCGCTTGGTCAGCGCAGCGAGGTCGCGCGCCGGAGTGTTCAGGTCATCGACCTGCTTCGCGATCCGTGAGCGCATCGCCACGAGCAAGTCACGAGCAGAGCCGGACTCGGCAGCCTGCGCGATGGTCTTCGGCGCGTCCTTCTTGGCCCGCTCTCCGGGAGCGACGGGGCGAAGGCGAGGAGTCGCCACGGGGACCCCCTTTGGTGGAAAAACCCGGAGAGAGATTTTTGTCGGCTGCGGGGTCGTGGGGCCGTCCCGCTTAAGATTCCGACCCCCCTACCAGGTGAGGGTCGTCACGTCAGTGGTCGGCTTGCGCATCGCGTTGCCGCGCTTGGCTGCCTCGGACTCGTTGCACCGTGCGTGCCCTGGTCCGATGATCCGCGTGCCGCTCGGGTCGTGGCATACGTGCCAGTCGTCGGGGCCTGAGCCTGGCGGTATCTCGCGGCTCGGCATCAGGCAGATGGGCTCAGCACACCAGCCTTGCCCCGCATCGATGAGACGCTGCAGTT